GATTACGATGAGCGCAACGGTTGGGCGCGGTACAATCCCAACGAACTTGAAGTAGCCGTCGTCAACGAGCTAGAAGTCAAGCGTAAGTACACACGTAGGGCTGTGGCCGAAGGAGTTTGACATGGCATCAGCCATCTACGCAATTGTCAACAATGTCAACCGCGACATGTACGTTGGATCTGCTGTGGCTGTTAACCGTCGTTGGAGCCGTCACCTACATGATTTGCGCAAGAATGTACACGCCTGCACCCATCTGCAAAATGCGTATCGCAAATACGGCGCAAATGCTTTTGATTGGGAAATTGTGCAATTTGTCAATGACAAAATTGATTTAATCCCACAAGAACAATTTTGGATTGATTTTTTTCGCCCTGTTTACAACAAGCGAAAGATTGCTACATCATGCTTAGGTTTGACGCGCACGCCAGAAGCTAAAGAAAGAATGCGGCAAGCGCAACTTGGGCGCAAACAAAGCGTTGAAACAATTGCTAGGCGCAGCGCCGCATTGAAAGGTAAGCCTCGTTCAGCCGAAGTCCGCGCTAAAATAAGCGCTTCGCACAAAGGAATTGTGCCAAATGCCGCGACTCGCGCCAAAATGTCAGAATCTGCCAAGCATAGGGCAAAAAAATGAGCACTATCACTACTGTTGGTGATCAAATTAACCGAGCACTTCGTCTGCTTGGGGTGTTGGCGGAAGGAGAAACATCTTCTGCTGCCGTTATGCAAGACAGCCTGATGGCGTTTCAACAGATGGCGGATTCGTGGAACACGGAGCGGCTGTCTGTCTTTTGCACTCAGGATCAAGTCTTTACTTGGCCTGCTGGCGAGTACATCCGCACACTCGGCCCAACAGGTAACTTTATCGGCCTGCGCCCCGTGCTGTTGGACGAGGCCACGTATTTCCGTGACCCAGGCACCAACGTGTCGTTTGGCATCAAGTTCATCAACCAGCAGCAGTACACCGGCATCGCGGTCAAGACCGTAACGTCTACGTACCCGCAGGTCTGCTTTGTGAACATGGGGTTCCCCGACATTACGATGTCAATCTACCCGCGCCCCACGCGGGACTTGGAATGGCACTTTATCTCTGTGCAAGAGCTGTCCAACCCAGCAACGCTGTCAACGGATCTGTTCTTCCCGCCGGGGTACTTGCGGGCGTTCACGTACAACTTGGCGATGGAGATCGCGCCTGAGTTTGGCGTTGAGCCTAGCCCGCAAGTGCAGCGTATTGCCATGACATCTAAGCGCAACCTCAAGCGCATCAACAACCCTGATGATGTGATGTCAATGCCTTACTCGATTGTGGCGACTCGACAGCGTTTTAACATTTACGCGGGAAATTACTAACATGACTACCATTGCTATCACGGCGCTGCCGGTTGCTACCGCCGCTGCTACGACCGACGTTTTGCCGATTGTCCAATCGGGCACAACCAAACAACTGACCAATGCGCTGTTGTTTACCAGTCCAACGCTGGTTACGCCTGCGCTGGGGACGCCTACAAGCGGGAATTTGGTTAATTGCACTGGCACAGCGGCTGGGGTGACAGCGGGGAATGTCACCACAAACGCCAATCTTACCGGCGCTGTGACTTCGGTGGGCAATGCTACGTCATTGGGGTCTTTTACTTCTGCTCAACTGCTGGCAGCACTGACCAATGAAACTGGTACAGGGTTTGCGGTATTTGCCACTTCGCCAACGCTTACTACCCCTACGCTTACTACCCCAACGTTGGTCACGCCGGTTCTTGGCGCTGCTACGGGCACTAGCCTTTCACTAACCGGTTTTAGTGCTGTCGGCGCCGCCGCTCCAACGATTGCAAGCGCGGCGACCATCGCGCCGATTACGCCAATTGTGTTTATTTCGGGAACGGCGGCAGTTGTCACCATCACGGCAGCAGCGCCAATTTCTACCGGCGGCGGCACGATCACGTTGATCCCAACCGGCGCGTTTACTTGGACAGCCGCAGGCAACATCGCTGTGCTTGGCACTGCCGTTGTGAGCCGTGCGCTCACGATGACCTACGATGTAACGACCACCAAATGGTATCCAAGCTACGTCTGACATGAAAACACCGATTCTTGGGTCAGCCTATGTTGCCCGCAGCATCAACGCTGCGGATGCACGCATGGTCAATTTGTTCCCAGAAATTGTGCCAGAGGCGGGCAAAGAACCCGGATTTCTAAACAGAGCGCCTGGGCTAGAGTTTCTACAGACAGTCGGCACCGGCCCCATTCGGGCGCTATGGGCGCATCAGACCAACGGCAGCGATTTCTACGTTGTCTCGGGCTCAGAAGTCTATAAACTGACCGGCCTTACCGCCGCGCCTCAGTTGCTTGGCACTGTGTCTGGCACGGGGCCAGTGTCCATCGCAGACAACGGTACGCAACTATTTTTTGCGTGCAACCCTGACGGCTACATCTACAACGAAGTTACCAACGTATTTGCTCAGATCATTGACCCCGATTTTGCCGGTGCGGTGACGGTGGCGTATCTTGACGGGTACTTCGTGTTCAACCAGCCCAACAGCCAATTTATTTGGGTGTCTCAGTTGCTGGACGGTTCTTCTGTTGACCCGCTTGACTTTGCGTCTGCTGAAGGATCTCCAGACGGTGTGGTCGGCATCATCGCTGACCACCGTGAGCTATGGGTGTTTGGCACGGATTCGGTTGAGGTCTGGTACGACTCCGGCGCGGCTGACTTCCCGCTACAGCGCATCCAAGGCGCGTTCAATGAAATTGGGTGCGTCTCGGCGTACTCTATTGCCAAGCTGGACAACGGCCTGTTCTGGCTAGGCACCGACGCTCGGGGGCAAGGCATCGTTTACCGCGCCAATGGTTACACCGGGGTGCGCGTATCCACGCACGCCGTTGAGTACGCCATCGCCCAATACGGGAACATCTCTGACGCCATCAGTTACACCTATCAGCAAGAAGGCCACGCCTTCTATGTGCTGACCTTTCCTAGCGCCAACGCCACTTGGGTCTATGACGTATCCACCCAGGCATGGCACGAGCGGGCGGGGTTTGAAGACGGCGAGTTCATGCGCCATCGCAGCAACTGCCAGTGCAATTTTGCTGGCACTATAGTGGTTGGCGATTTTGAAAACGGCAACATCTATTCGCTTAATCTGGACACCTACGCAGACAACGGCGGGATTCAGAAATGGCTACGGTCATGGCGGGCGCTTCCTACGGGCCAAAACAACCTTAAACGCACGGCGCAGCACAGTTTGCAGTTGGACTGCGAGTCCGGCGTCGGGTTGACGCTCTACCCTGCGTACGCGGGCGGAGAAAATATCGACACTGAGGCGGGGCTTGATCTTGTTGCCGAATACAACCAAGTGTATTTGGCTACCCAATCAGGCGACATTTTGACAACTGAAGCCAACAGCGGTTTTCAGCCTTTGGTGCAATACGATTTGCCAGACGTTGACATTACCGGCTACGAGTTAGTCACCACGGCCTACCCTGCTGCCCCTGGCTATAACCCAGAAGCCATGTTGCGCTGGTCAGACGACGGCGGCCACACTTGGTCTAACGAGCACTGGTCTTCGATGGGCAGGATCGGCGTGTACGGGCACAGAGTGTTCTGGCGCAGGCTGGGCATGACGCTCAAGCTGCGTGACCGCGTGTATGAAGTGTCTGGCACCGATCCTGTCAAGATCGCCATCATGGGCGCTGAACTGCAAATAAGCGGCACCAATGCCTAATTACTCTACGCAGATCACCCCGCCGCGTGTGCCGCTTACGGATGAGCGCACGGGCGCGGTGTCTCGTGAGTGGTATCGCTGGTTCTACAACCTCTACACAGTAACAGGCGGTGGGCTTGGCATCACGCCGGTCATCAATGGCGGCACCGGCCTCGCCACCATCCCCACCAACGGCCAACTGCTGATCGGCAACGGCACGGGTTATACGCTGAACACGCTGGGCGCGGGGCAAAACATCCTGGTGACCAACGGCGCAGGGACAATTTTTGTCTCCTTGACGGGTCAAGTACCTGTCGTCAACGGCGGCACGGGGGCTAGTACCCCCGCCGGTGCGCGGGCCAACCTGTCGGCAGCGGTGCTGGGCGCAAACGACGACATCACCAGTATGTCGGCCCTGACGGGCGGCATCTCCACGCCGACTTTCATCCAGATGAACACGACGCCTGTAACGGTGTCGAGCATAGGGAAAATAAACTGGAACGCTACTGACCAAACGCTTGACATTGGCATGGAGTATGGTGTAGTCCAACAAGTTGGGATGGAGACGTATGCACGGGTTCAAAACAACACGGGCAGCACCATCCCTAACGGCACAGTTGTCGGATTCTCTGGTGTCGGCCCAGATGACACGCTAGAGGTCACGCCTTATTTGGCAGACGGGGTTACGCCCACCTTGTACGTTTTGGGCGTGATGACGCACGATCTGCCGGATACCGGCGAAAAAGGCTACTGCACGACCTTCGGCTATGTCCGTGACGTAGACACCAGCGCATTTGCGGTGGGCGACATCTTGTATGCCAGCCCTACCGTTGCAGGCGGGCTGACTAACGTCAAGCCAACAGCGCCAGACAACGTGGTGCCGCTTGCTGCTGTGCTGCACGTCAGCGCGACTGTTGGCATCATCTTCGTGCGGCCAACGATCCAGCAACAGCTTTACTACGGCGAGTTCACCAAGACCAACAGCCAATCTCCCGCTGTTGCGAACACGGCTTACGCGCTGCTGTTTACAAATACAGAGATCGCCAACGGCGTCAGCATCGGTGGCACCACCTCACAGATCATCGTTGCCCAGGCTGGGTTGTACAACATCGCCGTTTCGGTGCAGATTACATCTACCAACAGTTCGCAAAAATCCATCTGGGTCTGGCTGCGGCTGAACGGAACCACGGATTTTCCCAATTCCGCTAGAATTGCATCAATTACGCTGAACAACGGCTATCTGGTAGTGTCGCTTAACGAGGTTGCATCGCTTGCCGCAAATGACTTCATTGAAGTCATGTACGCCGCCAACAACACAAACGTCAGCATTGCCACGGTCGCGGCAACGGCGTTTGCACCGGCAGCGCCAGCGGTGATTTTGGCGGTTACGCAGACGGAACAGTAATGGAGCACCTACAAAAGCATTTTGAGAACGCATTGGCTTTGCCGCCAGACGCGGCGCAATGGCTGTTGGATTTGTGGCGCGTCATTCAAATGCTTGACGATGTGGTTGACAATGACCCAATTGAGCGGGAAGAACTGAACAACACAATTTTTTTGTCGCTAATTGGGCTACCTGCTAATCCGTTTTTTCAAGCGCATAGCGCAAATTTACTGCCCGTGCTTGCCACAGCAATCTTAAAATGGCAAGCATCGGATACAACAGAACGTGATAACAAGGCCGACGCCAAATCTTTTGTTTGGCGTGCGTCTTATTACGATGTTGTGATGACGGTAGTGCTTCTGTGTCATGGTCCTAAAAAAGCTGTTAACGCTGCGCCTTACGTTATGGCGATGTACGGCGAAACGTTTGACGATTATCTGAAGGAATTTCCAAATGCCTAACCCAGTAGCGGGAATAGTCGGCGGTGCAGTAGGCAGCGCGCTTATTGGCGGCAGCGCGGCAAAAAAAGCGGCTAAAACGCAAGCAAAAGCGGCAGATCGAGCCGCACAACTGCAACAAAGTCAGTTTGAGCAGACCCGTCAAGACCAGATGCCGTTTCTGCAATCTGGCGTCGGGGCGGTCAACCGGCTGAACGAACTGTTGGGGCTTGAATCGCAGCCAGCTTATCAAGCCACCAACGCACCGCCCCCGCGTCCTTCATCTGGTTTTTTGGCAAACGTTATGTTTGACCGTCAGTTTGATCAATTGGGTAATAGGCAAAACGCTATGCCTATGGCGCGAGCACCTCGAGGTGCGGACTTCGGGAAGTACGCCAGAGACTTTGGGATGCAAGATTTCCAAGCAGATCCTGGCTCTGAGTTTAGGCGTCAAGCAGGTGAAGACGCTTTAAAACGCGCTTTTGCAGCAAGAGGGGGGTTTTTGTCTGGAGGCGCTGGCAAAGCGTTAACTAGGTACGGGCAAGATTATGCGTCACAAGAGTACATGAACGCTTTCAACCGTTACCAAACCAACCGCGCTAACCAGTTGAACCCGCTTCAGTCTATGGCTGGCATGGGTCAGACCACGGCGGCGCAATTGGGTCAAGCAGGTCAGAACTACGCAACCGGCGCAGGCGAGGCGTTGACCAGCGGCGCTGCGGCGCGGGCGTCAGGCTACGTGGGGGCCGCGAACGCGCTGACGGGAGCGTTGGGCACTGGGCTTAACTTCTACCAGAACCAACAGTACTTGAACAAATTTGCGCCGGGCGGGGGTACGCCTTCGGGGTACGGCGTTAATGTTCCTATTGGCGCTAACCAATACACAGGCTAAATCATGGCACTCAATCCCAACATTTCGCTGGCCGTCAGGGGCATCGAACTGCAAGACCCGTTGGCGCAGTACGGCAAATTTGCCGCCATTCAAGGTGCGCAGCAGCAGAACCAACTGGCGCAGATGCAGATGCAAGAAGCGCAAGCAGCCATGCAAGAACGCAACGCCTTGCGTCAATTAGACCCAAATTCTCCTGAATATGAGCGCCAATTGTTTCGCCTTAATCCTAAATTGGGTATGGAGCAACGCAAAGAGCAGGCAACTATTCGCAAAACTACCGCAGAAGCAGCAGCCTCCGAGGCGGAATTGCAAAACAAACGTTTGAATTGGACATGGCAGGCAATTGGATCATCGCCTACACCTGAAAAAGCACTTGCAAACATTTCTAAAGGCTTGAAAGACGGCGTTTTTTCAATGCAAGAAGCATCTGCGGCAGCGGCTCAATTGCAAGATATGTCGCCACAAGATTACGCGCAATATCGTATGGATATGCTGATGCGTACTGTGGCAGGCAAAGATCAATTGGAAATGTTAGCTCCAAAAATTGACCGCATTGACACTGGCGGCAGTTTTATTGCTACGCAAGGAAATCGTTTTCAACCCGGTTACGGCCAAGCTATGCCGAGTGTTGCATCAATTCCTAAAACTGCGACTATTGGCGACAGAACAGCGCAAGGCAACTTGTCGTTGGCTCAACAGAAGTTTGATTTTGAACGAGCCAATCCGGGCATCACGGTGCAGCAAACGGAAGATGGCACGCTGGTTGGCGTGAATAACCGCACCGGAGTAGCTATGCCCATCACGCTGGGTGGTGCTGCTCCTATGGCTCCGGCGGCTGCTCCCGTGTCCAATCAATTTAGCCCGCGGGTTGCACCATCAGCAGCACCTGCGGTTACGCAAGCCATCCCCGGTATGCGTAGCGTGCTTGACCAAACTGCACCAGCAGCGCCTATGGCAACTGGAGTGCCCGCGGCACCAATGGCTGGGACGCCGTTGCGGGGTAAGGGCACGGCTATGACGCAAGAGCAACAAAAATCTGCCATGTTTGGCGCGTCAATGTTGCAAGCACAAAATGTCATTCAAGACGTAGCAAGCCGAGGCACCTACAAGGCCGCAGTTGTTCCCGGCGTATTGGAGGGTTTGGTTAGATTGGCACCATTGGGTATCGGTGATGCTGCTGCCAATGCCGTTGAGTCTGCATTTCGATCAGATCCAACAGGTTTGGTGGGGCCAAATGTGGATCAACAAAAGTTGGCTCAGGCTCAAGTTGCTTTTGCTACTGCTTATTTGCGCAGCACTTCTGGTGCTGCGTTTGGGCCATCTGAAGTGGCAAACACCATTAAAGAATTTTTCCCATTGCGCGGCGAAGGCGATGCCGTCATTCAACAAAAAGAAGCGGCAAGAAATCGCGCTGTAGAAGGAATGGCAATGGGAGCAAACCAAGCAGGCCGTGCTTACATGGATAAATATAGAACACCCAGCGCGACTGATGTAATTACCAATCCGCAATTCCCCGGCTTTAGCATCAAGAAGAGGGGTTAATATGCCCCGCTTTAATGTCAATGCGCCGGATGGGTCGATCATTCCTGTAGATGCGCCGGAAGGCGCTACTGAACAGGATGCGATTGCGTTTGCTGCGTCTACGTACAAACCTGCTGAGTCACTTGCCTCTCGTGTTTCCCGCATCCCCGGTGCGGCTACAACTGCGCCTGCTGCTCAATCAGAACGTCCATTGCAAGACATTGCAGGCGGCATTATTGAAACGCCAATGGCATTGGCAAGCGGGTTGGTTGGTGGTGTGGTGCGGCCAATCGCTGGCATGGTGGGGGAGTTGTCTAGCCCAGCTAGGCAAGGCTCACCAGAAGCTACTGCTGCCGGTGAGCGGGCCATGCAGCAAGTGTCGCGTGGCTTGTTCACGCCGCGTACTCAAACCGGCCAGGACATCATGGGCGGCATTGGATCCGCCATGCAATACGTTGCTGGCGGTTTGCCAATGCAACCAATTGGCACGTTGACCGCTACGGCCAATGCGTTGGCCGCTCCTGCCATGCGGCAGGCTGGCGCTGCTGCTGCTCCGGCGGTCAGGCAAGCCACCGCTCCCATAGTCAATGCTTTGACTCGCCAAGGCCCGCAGATGCCCGGCATGGGTGCTGCTAACACCGCAGAAGACTTGATGCGGGCTGAACGCCTGCAACGATTGAACATCCCCGCCACGTTGGGTGAACGCAGCAAGAATCTTGCACAACAACAATTTGAGTCTGAAGCGCAACGAGGTGTTTTGACGGGTATTTCAGAAGAAGCAAAAACGCAAATTTCTGAACAAATGCGTACTTTTAAGGCTGGACAAAAACGAGACATTCTTAATCAATTTGATCGGATGACAAATCAAGTTGTTGGGGAAGAAGGTCTTGGAATTGATCGAAGTACGCCTCGCGCAGTAGGCACTGTTATTGACAAAGCATTGGTTAAACAATACCAAGATAAACTGAAAAAAGTTGATGATGCCTATCAAGCAGCAAGAGACTCTGGCGAAACCAAACAAATTGTTGACACTAGCAAATTGGATCAATGGTTGACAGACAATGCTCCAGAAGCAATTTCTGTTCCGCAAATTCAAACAATAAGTGAAAAATTGAAAGCTCTTAAAAAGGCTACAAACAATCAAATATCCATTGATGACTTGGAAAATTTGTACAAGTCCGCTGGTAATTTAGCCGAAGGCAACCCAGCCGCAACGTTGTTTATGGGCAAAGTTAAGGGCGTCATCAATGACATGACTGAGGGCGCAGGCGGTGACTTGTATCGAGCCGCCAGAACAGAACGCAAACAATTAGCCAAACAATTTGAAGATGTTTCAAGAGTTGACCAACTGTTAAGCACAAAAGCAGGTAAAACAGATCGCAAAGTTGCTCTTGATGATGTTTACAACCATGTTGTAGTTGATGGTTCATTGGAGGAAATGCGTACCGTCACATCATTGCTTAAGAAAACACCTGAGGGACAAAAGGCTTACAAAGAATTGCAAGGCTATACCGTGCAACGCATGAAAGATTTGTTGCTCAAAAAAGGTGAGGAAGGTGATGCCATTTTGCTAAATAATTTTAGCAATTTTGTTACCCAACTTGATCGAGAAGAAAAACTTGCGTATATGTTTGGCAAAACCGGCAGAGATCAAATCTTGGATTTGCGTGCTGCAATTAAAGATGTGTTGAATAAAGAACCGGGTGCCGTAAACTACAGCAACACATCCGGTGCTGTGTTGCGTGGTTTGGAGGCATTGCAATCTTTCCGCGTGCCGTTTGCCAAAACTGCTGCCGAAATTGCACGCACCCGCGAAGTTAAAGGCAAGGTCACAAAAGCCTTGCAGCAACCAACCAATCAGTTGGCTCCTGTCGTACCGCCAGTCAACAACCTCGCCCCATGAACCAACAAGACCTTATCAACATCATCTTTGGTGCGTCGGCGGGGGTTCTGGGCTGGTTCGCCAGAGAACTCTGGGCGGCGGTCAAGGAACTGAAATCAGATCTCGCCAAGCTGCGCGAGGAGCTACCGAAGGTCTACGTCACGCGGGACGACTTCAAGTCTGATGTTCGCGAGATCAAAGAGATGCTGACCCGCCTATTTGACCGACTTGACAACAAAG